GCGTCTAATTCAGCGAAATGGGCCATGTGCCTGATCCTTACAGGTGCAAGCCGGTGAGGCTGTCGTCGTCTCCGACATAACCCACTGGGAAGGTGTTGAACGACATACTAACGCGCAGGTCTTCGCCTTTTACAGCCTCGACCATGTGTGTAAAAGAGGATGGGAACAGGATCAGTTCACCCGCTCCAACCGGCAACCACCAGCTTTCTGAGTTGTACAGATTGAACTGATCCACTGGCAATTTGATCTGCTGGTAGCCGTCTTTAAAGAAGTGAATACGGTCAGTCTCTTTGTTGGCCTTAATGTAGAACACGCCGCTGATGAACGAGTTTGGGTGGGCATGTTTGTGGTGCCACTGCCCCGGCTTGGTGTAGTTCACCCAAGACTGTGTAATGCGGAGGCTGACTTCGTTCTTCGGGCTGTAAATTTCCTTGAAGTACGAAGCAACCGAAGCGTCCATAAACTCACGCAACGAAGCCAGCTTGGGGTCATCTAGCAGATGACGCTCTTTGCTAGTCGTGTTGCCGTCGTTGGGCTTCTGCTCAAGGTTCAGCAGGAAGTCGGTTTCCTCTTCGCTAAACTCGCGGCCTAGCTCAAGGAACGATACAGGCGTTGGAAACAGGTTGTGCGTAATCACGATGCCATCGCCTGTTCAATCTCTTGTTCTTTCTTTTCGTTTTCGGCAACTTGCTCAGGGAGCCAGATTGTATTGATTGAGTCCTCAAACGCTTTGATCTTCTCAATCGTCTCCTCGACTTCATCTTTGCTCGGCTGCAAACGCGGGTCTTCCCAGCGCGTAAAGCCAACCCCGCCAGTCCACTCCCACTTCGCGCCGGGGCGAAGCAAGTTCACCGCCATGTCGATGCCGAGAATCATGTATCTCTTTGTAACCATGTCCTTGCCTATGCGTTTAGTTTTAGAATCACGATGCCTGAGCCGCCTGTGCCGCCTGTTCCTTCACCTGGGCCGTACCCGCCGCCACCGCCACCGCCACCTGTGCTTGCTGTTCCAGATGTAGCCGTAACGCTGCCTTTAGCTCCAGCACCGCCGCCACCTGAACCACCAGCACCAGCCACACCAGAAGCTACGTCATAAATACCACCACCACCGCCGCCAGCGTAGGGTACAGACGAGCCGCTAATTGAAGATGCTGTTCCTGCGCCACCAGCGCCACCGTCTGTACCAGACCCATTGCCGCCAACGGCTGATGCGCCGCCGCCGCCACCTCCGCCGTACCAAGCTGTAGATGCGCCTGTGCCACCTGCACTACCTTGGCTGGGGCTTGTTGAAGGAGTGTTGCCCGCACCACCGGTAAACGTGCCAGACCCACCTGCCGCACCGCCGCCGCCAGAGCCGCCAGCAGAACCTGCCTGTGCTACGCCAGAACCGTCGTTTCTTCCTCCGCCGCCGCCGCCTGTTGAAGTGATTGTGCTGAATACAGAATCAGTGCCGTTGCCGCCATTACTTGTTCGACTGGATTGACCAGCACCGCCAGCACCAACCGTAACTGTATAAGAAGTCCCTGCTGTTACGGCTAAACCGGTGCCAGTTCTAAATCCACCAGCGCCGCCGCCGCCAGAAAGAGTACTAGATCCACCCGCACCACCCGCGACGACAAGGTAGTCAACGTTGGTCACGCCGGTTGGCATTGTAAATGTAGCTGTTGCCGGGAACACCATTATGGTCGGGAGCGCAGGAAGAGTGTAGCTGAGGATTACGACGCCAGAGCCGCCTGCCTTACCAACATTCGCTCTGCTACAGCCGCCGCCACCACCGCCGGTATTAACTGATCCTGTGGTGTTGTTTGTAGCCCCATCATATGCTCCATTTCCTCCACCACCAGAACCTCCAGTACCCGCAGCCGTCGCATAAGCACCGCCGCCGCCGCCGCCAGCATATGTTACGCTGCCGCCAGAAAGGCTAGATGCTGTTCCTGCACCGCCATTACCACCCGAAGACCCAGTGCCAGAAGTGCCACCCGCCGAAGCGCCCCCTCCCCCTCCCGCACCATAAGCAGTAGACGAAGCTGATCCGTCTCCGCCAACATTGCCTTGGGATGGTGAAGTGCTTGGCGTGTTTCCAGTGCCACCGACACCAGCTACAAAAACACTACTACCGCCGCCACCCGACCCGCCAGATAAGCCATTTTGATTAACCGTACCGCTTGGAGAAGGGCCATTGCGTTCTGTAGCCGCGCCACCACCGCCGCCATTTGATGTGATACTTGAAAATACAGAGTTAGAACCATTTGTTCCTATACAGAAACTAGCTGTTGTGGTGCCACCCGCCCCACCAGCGCCAATGGTCACGGTGTACAAATTACCAGCCGTGACAGCCAAGCCTGTGCCAGTGCGAAAACCCCCCGCACCGCCACCGCCGCCGCCGTTATTGCCAGGGTGATTTCCACCACCACTTCCACCACCACCCGCAACGACGAGGTAGTCAACAGTGGTCACGCCCGTGGGGCATAGCCAAGTGCCACTGCCATCGGTGAAGGACACGATGATGGTGGTGCCGCCTTTCTTGCCAAACATGCCAAAGGCCAGGGCCGACAAACCGCCGCGTGTTGCAATCAACGGCATTTATTTGAACTGCGTCTGTGCAGCCAACAAAACGTAAGTGTTGGCGGCTGTTTTAATCGCGGTGTAAGTGTAAACGTCCCACGAGCTTGCATTGCCAGCGGACCATGCCGTGCCGCCTTGGTACTTAGGCGTGATAGAAACACCATCAATGGTAATTGCGTTGTTGTAGTAAGCCGTAGCGCCCGTTGTCACAATCATTACGAACGTAACCGACTGACCAACAGCCAATGCCGAGTTCAACGATGTGCCGGTTGCATACCGAATGTTGAGCGTCCAGTTAGCCGTCACGTTAGTTGAAAAATACAACACCGACTGTGAATTAACGTCGTAGTTGATTGTCGTATTGCCCGTCGATCCAGGCGCGACGGTTGTGTTGACAGTCGCTGTTTCAAGCAAACTACTAGCCAAGCCGCCGACATGCGCGGCCTTGATAATCGAACCGTAGTTAAATGAGCCTGTCGCAACAGTCATTTTAGTAAGCTCCACCGTAGGCAGTCACGACCAAGGCCGCACCAGCCGCCGTTGTTGTCACTGAAACTGAGGCATACAACGCAAAAGCCGCAGGAAGAATCAGCGGCTGCGCGTAGGTCAACGTGCCACTATACGAAAGCGCAGTAGCCGACGGCGAAACAACAGTGGTCAGGATTTCGTTAATCAGAAACGCCGTCGTTCCGTCCCAGGCCCAAATGCCAACAATGTTAGCAACAGAGGCAACCGAGATGCCAGTTGATGCCGCTGTAACGCCAATGCTGTCAATGCGTAGACCGTTGGTGCTGACGGGAACAAACGCCGTGATGTTCGCCGCCGCAAGGTTAGCCGTAGCCGTTGGGCCTCGCGTTGTGCAAGCCGTGATGGCTGACATGTTCAGCGATTTAATGTACGGCGTTTGAGCAAAAATTGGTGTTGATGTAACGGCCATTAGAAGCCTCCGAAGTTGTTAGCTGTGTAAATACCGGCACCAGCCGGTACCGATACGGTTGCCAATGTTGCCCAACTCGGCGCTCCGCCGGTCGTTGCGGTCAACACTTGACCTGTCGTGCCGTTGGCAGTGGCAACCGGAGTCGCTCCAGCACCGCCGCCATAAACTACGCCATACTGAGTTAGTACCGCTGACGAGGCCCAAGTTGAGGCGCTGCTGAAATAGGGAATGCCGCCGCTTGTACCAGCAACAGTAAGAGCTAAAGTTCCGCTACTTGTGATGGGCGAACCGCTGACCGAGATCAAGCCGCCCGTGAAACTTTGCGCGACACTGGTGACGGTGCCTGTCGTTGTGTCAGTAGCCCAACTTGGCACACCAGCAGCGACCGTTAACACTTGGCCCGTTGAACCAACCGTCAGCTTTGCGAGCGTGTTAGGTGCGCTCGCGTAAACTATATCGCCGGTAGCGTAGGTCGTCTGTCCCGTGCCACCCTGGTCATACGCCAAAGTGCCCGTGCTCACCAAACCTTTGGATGCGTCCGTAAAGACAGGTTTGCTGGCGGTCAGACTAGATAGGATAGGCTGCGCCGTAAGAGTAGCCACACCCGTGATTGTCGTCGCGGGTGTGATTGTGACGGCCCCGGTAGAGACTGAGCCAATGCCAATAGTGCCAGAACCTTTGGCGTTGACAGTCAAACTAGCGTTTGCACCCGAATCCGTAACAACAACAGCAACCGTGCCAGCCGTTGCTGCGCCCGTGATCTTTAACCCCGCGACTTGCGATCCAGTAGATGAATCAACCGTAAAGGCCGGGTTGGTAGCGCCGTTAAGGCCGACAGCTAATGACGTCGCAGAAGCGGATGCAACCGAAAGCGCTCCGGAGAGCACGGCCGCAGCAGCCGTTAAGGTTCCAGTAAGCGTAGGGCTAGCCGAGAACACCAAGTTTGTGCTGGTGGTTCCCGTTGCGCCGCTGGCGCTGTAACCCGTGATATTGTTAAATGCCGTTATACCGGCCGAGGTGGCGTTAGTGCCGCCCAGAGCAACCGTAACAGGCGCGGTCAGACTAAAAGCTGTTCCTGTTAGCGTTAAACCCGTACCCGCAGTGTATGATCCCGCACCAGAGAATTGTACCCAAGTAACGGCAGTTGTGCCCAGCGTTCCGCCCGAATCAATCGTGCAGGTCCAACCGGTGTCGGCGTAAACGGTGCCTTTCTCAATAAACACAAAGGCAGACCGAAGCTCATCCCAAGTGTCCGCGTCCGTTGTGCGCGTCCAAGCACCCGAAGCACAAAGATACAGACCGTTCTCCGCAGGGGCAGTTTGGTTCTTAACCAGCACTCGATCAGTAGCTACAAGTACAATACCGTCAACGGTTTGTGTGCCCGACAGAGTGATGTTTGCCGTAGTAGCGGCGATACAGGAGGCTTTTGCATCTAATCCCTGCGCCACGGTGTCTACATAGAGTTTATTGGCTATGTCGGTGGTCGATGTAGGGGTAGTAGAGACAGTTCCTGTTGTGGTGGTTAAAGACGTAAAGGTACCGGCAAGAGGCGTGCTGGTACCAATAATCACGTTATTGATCTGGTTTCCGCCGCCGGAAACCGTGCCACCCAATGTTATGGCCGACAGGGTGGTGCCCGTTAACGTCGTGAAGGTACCCGCAAGAGGCGTGCTGGTACCAATAATCACGTTATTGATTTGGTTTCCGCCGCCGGAAACCGTACCACTAAGGGTCGAGGCCGCAATCGTCTTGTTAGACAATGTCTCGGTACCGGCCAAAGTAGCCAGCGTGCCGCTTACAAGCGGAAGCGTAACCGTGGTGGTCGCACCTTGAGCTATCGTCGTGTTGAACGCGCCCGTGGTAGCGAGGTTGCCTGCAAGAGCCAAAGTTCCGGTAGTTACTGTAACGGCCGTACCGCCCGCGTTAACCACTAGCGCTTTGTTGGCGTTACCGGAGAGCGTCGGAAAAAGCGAAAACCCCGTTGTGATGGCATCTAGTTCAGAACGCAGCGCCGCAGACGCGCCCGGCGCGCCGGTAACGGGGTATGTTCCGTGATTATAGAATGAATTGGTCATTTTCTACCTTAATCCTCGACGCGGTGTGTAGTGGTAGATGACGCTGTTAACTGTAAAAGGGTACATATAATCGGTAGTCGAGCTAATAGACGACTGAATGTTCTCGGCGGTACCAACAACGTCAACTTCGGTTGGGGCTAATGTAGTCCCATCCCATATGAAAGAATCCCAAACAAAAACATCCCAAGCCGGAGCGCCTTGAAAGGAAGTGCCGTATGCTACCGTAGCAGGTTGGTCTATCTCAGTAGAGTTATACCCTAAATTGTACCCAAAAGAGATAGCCGCGTAATGGTCGCCTTGCATTTCCAGGCTAGCGTGCCGCCACTGCTTATTCAGCCGGGGAGCCCCCGCAAAATCATAAGCTAACGTGAAAAACGCATCGATAGCCTCACCATCGAAAGAGGAGCCTACATCAAGCTGGTATACATACCCGCCGGAGGCCCCACCAAAATACGATACCTCCGCGCCCGTAGAAGTTTCGCCTTCCCACGCGCAATACACCGGATCTTTGAAATACACCGGGGCGGCCCCAAGGTATTTTCCGTTTACGATGGTTAGGTACAATCCGTAACCATCGGTAAAAAACACCCGGTATTGGCTCTTTTCCCGTGACACAACTGAAAACGCGACTTTGGTGCGCTTGTCCTCGATAAACTGCCTAATGTTCTGCGTCAAACTTGCGGACGTAAAGTTGCCAAAGTTCAATGTGGTCTGTAACGAAACAACGCCTCGGTCATCAAATATGTAGGTCTCCGCCATATTCTGGGCTGTGTAATCTATTCCCCCGATGCCGCTGTTAAACGTCACAAAGTTCCATGTCGCGGCAGACGTGCCGTACAGCATGGATGTTGTGCTGCGCCCGGTGATTACCAGGGTAGCCGTGGTCTGGTTACCCGGCAAAACCAACAGGTTAGTAACTGTATCGCCAGTGGCTATTTCACCGCCGCCGTCAACGGGCGTCCACCGAAAAGGCGTTCCAACCCCGGAATAAAAAATAGAGCTTTGGATCGACACAAACAGAAAGTTTTTGTGGACCGCTATGTGCTTGGGTGCGTCGGGCGAAGCTCCCGTTGCGATAGGTACCAATGTGGTGCCGTCGAACTCAAACGCGCGGTTAACTCCGTCGCAGCCGTAAAGCCGCAGAGTTCCTAGCTGACCAGAAAAGTTACCTGACGCAAATTCAAACTTTCCGCCTACCGCCAGCGTAATGGCCGTCTGTACGCCGCTCAAAGTGACGCTGCAACCGCCGGTTAACGTGGCCGATCCGCTTGCAAAATTACCCCCTGCGGGGTTAGTGATGATAAACGCGCCTGCGGCAGTAGATCCCGCAAAGGTTCCGCTACGCGTTACCACACGCTTAACAGTAGCCGTCACTCCGCCTTGAGTTAATACAGCCCCATCAGCCGGAGTAGCCGTTCCTCCGGCGGTAAAAACAACTTCGTTGTAAAACGTAACTTGCGTCCAGCCCGCGCCGGATGATTGATACATATCAACCGCCGAAGCACCAACATTAGCCCGAAAGGCATACAGATAGTTGACACCCGCGAAGACGGCCCCTACCACACCCAACACCGCGCCCGAACCCGGTACCGGGTTTATATCCGCCCGGTATACGTCCGCTGCGAGATTCAGGTATTGAGCGTCTTCAAGTGAGGTCGCTATTGTTGTGGTTGTGGTTGCGGTGCCAATAGGAGTCGCCCCGACGGCCACCGTATGGGTGTCATCAAAAGCACCCGTTACCTTGGTTACGGCAACAAAGTTGGACCCGACATAAAAAATGACCCCAGTTGCCCCGCTTGTGGCCTGCGTCAGCGTCTGGCCCGTAGTTGGCGTGTTGGTAAACGACACCACCTGTACGATATAGTATGTGGCCGCGCTGGGGCTAAGTTGCCCGCTATAGCGTTCGTAGCCGCCTATACGAGAATATCCTCCCGTAGCCGCGATGGTAAAATTCTGTCCGGTACGAAACGCGCCGGGCTTTAAAGTTAGCGAAGGCGTTGTTAAGTCATAGCCTCCCTGTAAGGTAAATGCGCGATACTTTACGGGAGACATTGTCAGCATAGCGCGCCGCCCCAGATCGTCTCTGGTATTCTATCGGCGGTCATACGGCGCATCAGTTTGCCAAACTCAAGCTCGCCTCTTTGGTATACTTCCGGCGCGGCCTCGTAGGCCCCGTATGACATCATCGCCCGGTAGATGATGGCCATTTGAAACTGAGCCGGTAAAGCCGGAATATCAGCGTCCGCCGTCATATCCAGCGGTGCGTAGAAGTAGTCCCCGGTTATGGTGTACCCCGCTAGCGGTGGAGGACCGAGAGCTATGGCCTTGGTGGGTGTGATAGACATATCGATAGGGCGCGTAGTGGTAGCCCGCAGCGCGCCGTAAAAATAGGTATCGCGCCAAGTGTCGTAATGGACGAAACCCATGAACACTTCGCTGTTGGTTCCTACCGACGTATCGTAGTTACGAAACGTATCGCGGTCCCACTTACCGAAGGTCGCGGCACTGACACCTACCGTGCCCGTGCCGGTACCTAGCGCATAGGTCGCCTGCGAAGCAACCGTGGGAAAAGACGCGCTCGCGCGCATCCAGTCCCAATCTTGATGGGCTGTTTGAATATCAATCCAGGCTGTATTAACCCAGTCAACAATGCGTTTGAGATTGCCCGTCTGATTGACAACCGTAGACGGCCCCGTACCGGAGATACCGCACTCTTGACGCATTCGCTGACAAAGTTCGAGATAGTTCATCCGGCCCTACGGCGAAGTTCCGTCGCCCAAGCCGCCCCTTTTGGATTGCGGTCTTCCAACACGGAAAATAACGCAGTCGAAGAAGTAGACCGGTCGATCATGTTCTGGGGGTCTTCGTTGTCACGCTCAATAACATTGGTCTGAATAGTGTCCATCTTGGACCGAATCAGAACGTCAACGTATTTACGTTTGATGGTAAGCGGCTGGGCAACAGGCAGATAGCCAAATTCAACCCATCGTCCGTTTACAAAAACCTCTGCGCCTTTACCATTTACCCAGCATGGAATCCACCGCGAAGCATATTTTTCCGCAGCGGGTTCCAGCCGAATAGTAACCGGTTCCTCGTTGAACGCGAGGTCACCCAAGTAGTCGAGCGATGTCTCGTGTTCAGCGAGGATAATGTCCGGCTTGTGGTCATCAATGGAAGCAATGGACGCCTTCTGCTCAATCTTAACATCCCCCATGTGAAGTTCACGGCGGTTTCTACGAACGGGAGGGGCCACGGTTTCCATTAATATACCTCATTGGGTTAAGCGATCTGCGGACGATCCGGCAGCGTCGCAATGTTCTTCATGGTAGTGCAAGTGATGCCGGACGCAGTCCAGCTAGTGACGCCCATAGTGAAGCTCGAACCCGTGGGCGAAACACGCACGATCTGGTACGCCATCGGGCAAAAATCATCCGGAAGGGCCGGAAACTGCGGAGCGGCAATGAACGCGCCGACAGTGGTCGTTACGCCAACGGCAGTTGCCACGCTCGGCCCCTGACAAACAGCAATCGCGCCCGCGAGAGTGGTGCCCCACACCAGACAAGCGCAGTTATTAGCAGTGATGGCCGGAAAAGCGACGCCTGTATTCGAGTCCAACGTCGGCGACGCCGTATTGGTTTGCGCGGCGAGTGTCGTGCCGAATTTTCCGTTGATGGTAAATGCGGTTGTTGCGGCGGTGGTGTAGGTGCTGGTTGTACCAGCGACAAACCCCGCATTAGTGAGATTGATAGTAAGGCCAGTAGGTTGCGTAAAAGTAGCCATGATAGTTATCCTTCAAATGGGTTGGCAGTTCAGAAATTTGAACGCCTTGGTTCCACTTAGATTTTAGATAAGTACGCTAGGGTCGAAAGCTCCGGTAGGGCTAACATAAAGGGTCGTAGCCGTATCCAAAGCCGTAGTGTTGCCTACAAACGCGCTAGCGTAGGTCACAATAATGTAGCCTACGAGAGCCTTTCCAGTTGGAAACTGGGGGAACTTTACGGCCGCAAGCGACGCTCCTTCCGTACCCATCGCGCTCGTAACGACACTCGCGCTATCGATAAAGAAGCAGAAGATATTGTAGTAAGCCGCCGTGATAGACCCCGCCAAGGCGGGCATATCCGTGGAAGCCGCAATGGTGACGGGCACGCCCGACGCAATGCCGTGAAAGGCAGTCGCGCCGATTTTGGGAACTTTTTTACCTGACGTGGCGGTAATAACGAGCCCTGCCGTAGCGGTAGCCACCGAGTTGTATCGATCCGCTAGCGGGGACGCGACTTGAAATACCGCGTTGCGGTCCTTTTCGGCCGACATGCCGGAAAGGAATTGAGTAACCGTACTGTACATAGTCATGTTGATCTCCAAAAGGGGTGGGGCCGGTTTCCCGGCCCCAGTGGGTTACGACAACGTCTTCGAACCGACGTTACCAACAGCCATCCAACCCGCATTTTCGATCATCACGGCTTTCCACCAGATCGTGCCCGCGTAGCCGCGCTGACCAAACGGATCAGACTTGGACTTCGCGCCCGGGGGAATGAACGTGGGGTCCATGGACTCTTTGCCGCGCAGAGCAATCTGGCTCCAAGCGTCCTGCGCCGTCACGATGAACGGATACACGTCAATGGAGGTTCCGGTCGTCGAATACAGGCCGGTAGAACCAACAGCCGCGCCGCCGTCCTGAACCGCAGGAAGATCGGGTGAAGTGATAAAGCGGAAGCGTTCCACCTTACCAATTTCGTTGGGCATAGGCGTGCCCGACGCGTACTTTTCAGCCGGAATAAAGCCCGGGATATCACGAATATCGGGCTCAAGATCGGTGTGGCAGTACACCGTGTAACCCTCAGCAACGGGATCCGTGCCGAAATTGCCGGAAGCCGACAGCACCTTATTGACTGGCTTACCATGGTTGGCTTGCAAGTTCTTAGCAATCTTGCGGACCAAGCCCAGCGTAAGTCCGCCGTTGACGGTCGCAAGGGTAGTGCCCGTGCCGCCGTAATACTGGTTGGTGCTGGCGCGAAGAGCTCCGTAGATAATCATTTCGTTAACGAACGTCATACGCTCGCCAACCTGTTCGATCATCGCCTTCGGAATATCATCTTCGTACAGGTCGTAGGTCTTATCGGTGAAACCATACAGGCAAGAATACTGCTGCATAACCACCGTGATATCCACGGGAGTGATGCTTTCCGGGCTGGGGGTCACGCCTTCCGAAGTCAGATGCGCTTGCGTAATGGCGGTATCGCGAGCGCCCGTACCGTTTTGAAAGAAACGGTCTTGGCTGTTTGCGCTCGCGGAGGTTGCGCCGTAAGGCAAGAATCGACGAGCAACGTAAGTATCGCTGCTATTACGGGGCATTTTGACCTGACGGCCGCCACGACCCAGACACTCAAGCGGAACCGCATGAGCCAGAATTTCACCTTTGAACTTATTGATTCGGCCCGGCGTCAGGGCAAAGGTTTGAATAGCCATTGTTAAATCTCCTATCTGCCAGCAAAGCCAGCGTTGAAATCATCATCCGAGTCGGCGGTTGCCTGACTTCGGCCGTCACCTTTAGGTGTTACGGCATTTCGCATAACAGCTTGGCGGGTTGATGGTTTCGGTGTTCCAGCTTTGAACCGATCTATTGAGCGGGCGATTACCGAAGCAGAGTTGGTGTTATTCAGCTTTTGCTGATAATCCGCATCTTGCTTAACTAACCACTGGCGATAGGCGGTATCTGAGCCGGGCGCTCCTACTAAATCACGCCATTGAGGATGTGCATCCTCAAGGGCTTCCGTTTCCAAGGCTATTACGCGTGCCTGCACCTTTTCGTCTATGTCTATTGGATTAACCGGCGCGTTGCCTGTTCGTAGTGTCTGAGCAAATTTCTGAAACGATTTTAACTGCAAAGCAGCTAATTCAGGAAAATCTTCAGCCAAATCCGAAACGACATCGTCCGTTAATTCCACAGAGGGTCCGTTGGCCGTGAGCTGTGTAAGCGTCCGTTCAACTCCGCCTAGCTTTCCGAAAGCCGTATCAAACTGTTTCTGATACGCCGCGCGCATCTCAGCGAGGCTATCAGCGTTTGTCTGAAACTTCTTATAATCTTCCTCGGTTACTTGGACGTATTTAGGGCCTGCTATTTCCACCGGCACCGGAGGTGTGGGTGGTAAGTCGTCAAACCCAGCTTCGAATTGCAGATCGTCTTTCTCCACAGCATTATCAGCCATTAGAAACCCCTTAGATGACAGACGGCCTATTCGGTGGTCTGTTAGTCTAGAATCGGCGTTGCGCCGTAAGAGAGCAGCGCCTTCACTTCCGTAATTTGACCACGAATAGTTGCAGTTTGCAACGGATCCAGTGGCCCATCATTCTTTGCCCGCAGAATACTCGCGCGGGCTTGCAAGTGCGCCTCCAACTTTAGCCAGAGGGGGTGGTGTCGTTCCCCATCGGTTAAGACAAGAGTCACCTCAAATTCTCCAACTTATAGATGGTGGTCAAGTAAAGGCCGGTTAGCCCGTCTACCAAGTTGGCTACGGCGTTAGACCCCATACAAATAAGCTCACGATTAGCTTCTATCCAATCCGCTTCACCCTTCATCCAGACAAGAATATCCTTTGGATCTTCCGCCAGGACAATCTCCGGATCTACTAAACCCAGCAGACCCTGGTGCGTCTCGACAATGCTATCGATCAACTCCGGCAGAGCGTTGTAGAACGCATTTAATGCCTCATGCACCGCGAAGCTGGTCGTGCGCCAATGAGCACGATGTGCTATATCCCGCGCCGCAAAAACCCGTCCGATAAGTTCCTGTATCATTGTTCAAAAGCCCGCCCGTTAGCCGCACGCCCCGGCGGTTCAGCTTCCGGTTTAGCCACTTGAGGGTTCTTGAACTTGTGCATATCCACTGCGTGTCCAACCCCGGCAAGTTGCTTCTGCGCGGCCAAAGTCATAGCTGTTCGAGCCAACATCGCCTTCACGTTCTCAAGGCTAATCTGGTGTTTATTGGCGTACTCAAGCATGGCCAATTCCCGTTTAACCTCAATCTCACGCATACGCGCGTCGCCCATAATCCGCGTGCGCTCCTGCTCGGACTGAACGTAAACCGTGTCCCGATCCGTATCCACCTTGATCTTTTGCAAAGCTAAATCGCGGCTGGCCTTATTGTCCTGCTGCGAAGCGGCAATCTTGGCCTTGTCCATCTCGGCGCGGATAGTCGCGACCTGTACGGCAGGCGCTTGGGGTGGCGGCTGTTGAGCAAGTTGCGCCATCTCCTCGTCCGAGTATTGCAACTCTCGCGGATCGAGGCGCTTAGACTTAGCCATCAGCTTGAACCACTTCTTGGGGTCCACACCAAACGCAGGATCCTTAGCCATCTGTGCCATTTGCATGATGGTTTGATCTTGAATAGCCCGTTCGACTAGCGCTACAGACCCGTGAGCGTCGATATGGAAATCCCCCTTTTCGTCTTCCGGAATCGTGGGATCCAGCAAAAGCCATTCGTAATACTGTCGAATAACCGGCTCGGTGATGTAGTCATCGAACGCATACCCGATACTACGCAGAAGCTGGTTTGCATTGTTGTTCTGAAGTTGCGCCGCACCAAAGGTGTCCGGCGTCGTCTTGCCGGACTGTCCCTGCGTAATCAGCGGAATAGACGTGGACTCCTCCGCCAGACGGAAGGCGTACTCCACAATAGACATCAACTGGGGCGTCATGTTTGGTATGACGATAGATGTGAAGGACTTGCGAACGTCGTCGCTTACCGCGTCCGCTACCTTGTACCAGATCTTATCCGGTAGCAGCGTCCAGCGCCCGTCACCGGGAACAATGCCGCCCTGATCGATAACGAACTGACAGCCCGCAGACTTACCCGCGTTGTTCAACAGAGCCCGCGTCGCGGCGTTAACCATACGCTGCGGCATTTTTACCTGCTCACTCACACCAACGCCAACCCAGTGTCCCGGCCGCCGCTGCCACGGAACCGCATGATACGGAAATTCACCCGAATCTAGCGGGTTGATCGTCGCGCGAATAACCGAGTCGTTGACCAGCGTAACGAGGGCGTACACTTCGTTCTTGTCTATCCCGCGCATAGAGCCCTGCTGACAACGCTCCATTTCTTCGCGCGTCAAAGTGCCGTAGTAATACCAGACCTCAAAACGATGTTTGTTTGGCTTCTCGTCTGGGCGGCCCTGGTAGATAACACTGACTTTACCCGGCCCTTCTTTAAGAACCTTATCAATCTGCGAGGGCAAATAGCCGTCAAGATCCTTCAGCTCGCGTAGCTGCCGCGCGGACAGATGATCTTTTTCAAAGATGTAGTCGCCGTCTTGAATGTTTTCGCCGCACGCCGGGTCCGGGTAGATGTTCCACACATCAACCCACTTAGAGGCGGGCATAAGCTGCTCTCGTATCTGCAACACGTTGCGCGTCATAGACATACCCTTAACAATCTTAGGGTACGGAGCTTTCAACACGCCCACGCCAACACGCGCCGCGTCGAAGATAACTTTACGCATCTCCGCTGGGTACTGGCATTGCACCATCCAGTCGTAAATACGTTTTTCAGCAGCCTTAGCTTTCTTCATAGCTATGGCCATCTTCTCTTCAGCAAGGTCTTTTACCGTAAGCGGACCGTCTTCTTTCTCTAGCGGAACGCCGTTATGTACAACTTGGCTTAGATCAGCTTTGCCTTTAATTAACTCCGGTATCGGAGTGGGCGATAAACTAAACGCCTTGTCGTCTATAGGCAGAAGAATCTCACCTAATTTCGCGGCTCCAGCGTCCACATACCGCGAGGTAAGTCGAACAAAGACCGACGACTTAACTTCCTCGCTAACATTACGCCGCGACGTGGTGACCGGCCCATCCATGTTGTTGGGCTTCATCCAGCGCGCAGCGGCGAAATCACCCCGGTTGGCATCGTCGATGCCTAAGTAGGCTTCTTCCGCTTCCAGCCAAGTGTCTTCAATGCCAGACTGCTTTCGTGCAGTCTTAGCCTCTTCACGTCGCCCTGCAATGGCCAGCCCTATGGCGCTGAGAGTAACGGTGTCCCGATACTCTTCAGCGTCTATTAGAGCTTGAACCTCTTCAGGCAGATCCATTAGACAGGCACTTCTTCCCATTGGAATGACGCAGCCAACGATGCCGCGCCCGAAGCTGTCGATGTATAGATGGCCGCATACGCGCCCGGAGGCAGAATGAGCGAACCACCCATATCAAAGATAGTCTGATTTTGCGGTGCCGTAGAGATTGCACCCGTCAACCCTGCGCCAAACACAGTGTGCAGAACCGGCGTACCAACCAACGTAGCCGACAGAGCGCACTTACCCTGCGAGGGGGTGCCGCCACCAACGAAGCTAGACGCGCCGGGAGACGCAGCCGCACTAGCGGTAACAATGCCCGCCGCTGCATAACCCACCATCAAACCGACAGTTGCGGCCGCAGGAAAGGCTACCAGAAACGAGTAGCCAACGGTATCTACCACCAAATTTACGGTCGTACCGGCCGGATTGTACAACACCAGCCCGGTGTAAGTGGTGGCGAGTGCTACGGTGGTGATGGACGGTGTGGCACCGTTAGAACCAAAGAATTTTGCACGGCGGTACGTCGCCTCGTAAAGAGGTGCGTGAAGCTGCGAAACGACAGTTTCACCCATGTTGCCAAGACGCAAGACGCTTTGCGTACCGTTAGGCAAGCTAGTATTAATCGCGACTGGGGCTACCTGCCCATATTGAAGAACTTGATCCATCTCTAATCTCCTTTGTTAACCCAACGCACCCATGGATGCGTCGAATGTGGAAAAACTCGGCAGCCGTTCCGGCGGTGGCCGGTCGCCTGCATTGCGTATCTTGTCTACAATCAAGCCCAAACCCCTAAAGGCATCTGCGCCGTGACTATATTCATCATGTACAGGCGACGACGGTTCCCCGGTAGATACAGGAACTGAACGCCGATAGCGTTTCAAACAGTCAACCAACCGCGCGCACTTAATCTCGTCCATGTAGACTCTAGGAAACATACCACGCGCGGCGCGAATGCCTACTTCTATATCATTTCGAGGCATAACCTCAACCCGCCGCCCGAACGACCGAACAACCTGCGCGTCGGTCTTACCCGTCTGCCCGCGTGTTTGGCCGCCGTCATGCGGCAAGTAGTCCGTTCCCCACACATACCGGCGCTTCTGCAACTCCGCGACCCACTCCGGAAGCGACCGATAGCTGCCCTCAAGATACTCCAGTATGCGAACCTCAGAGTGCAGCCGCTGAAGCAAAATCACCGAGTTGGCGTCGTTCCAACCCAAATCCCAAACGGTATGTACCGGCAAGCCCGGGTCATACGGAACCGGACGAACACGGTTCTCTTCCAGCATCTCGGTAACCTCGCGGGCATAAATAGCCCCCGATATCACACTGACGCAGATGCCTTCCCAGATGTTGGCGTAATCGACCGGATTGTGCTGCTGGCAATACAAACGCTCGGCTTCCAAAACTTCCGGAAACCACTGATTGTCGTGATAGTTCATCTTGGTAACCTTCGCGCCCGGCGGCGGGCTACCCACAAAACGAAGCCATGTGTCGTCCGTATCCAAAGCCGGGTTAAAGCTCACCCAGATCTCACTCTTTTCCGCGCGAATGGTAGGCGTCAGAATGTCCCAAGACCGCTTGGATACCGTCTGCGCTTCCTCAATCCACGCGATATTCACACCTTCATACGACTTGATCGACTCAATCGTGTGCCCCGCCAAGCCCGCGAAGATGAACTCCGTGCCGTTGCGGCCACGAATCTCCGCCTCTAAAACCTCGTAAAACGCTCCAAGACCCATCTTCTGAATCTGGTCCGACAATAGCCGATGTACCGAATCTTTGATCGAGCGTTGAAACTCACGCGCGCAGAGTATTCTCAGGGGTGTAGACGCCCCCAGCGCAATCAATGTGCGCGCAAACGACCAACTCTTGGCCGATCCTCGACCACCGTACACAACCTTGTAGCGGTGTGGTTCCAGCAAGAACCCCAACTTCTTGGGAAGTTCTAGTGGAAGCTCTCTCATTTTTTCTTCGCTGAGTCCTTGAACGCCTTAGCTGTAGGCGCGCCGGGGCTGCCGGGCTTACGCATCTTCTCGTTGCTACCCGCCGCAATCCTCGCCTGTTTGGCGTTAATGTTGGCGTAAAGTCCGGGCTTCTTCATTTGCTAACACTTCCACCGTTTGAGTGCCGCTTTAGCGCGCTCGGCAGGGCCGCTAGCGTTTTTAACGACCCCAGCCATGCGGGCGCAGAAACTAGCTTTTCGACCTTTGTCGGCGCTTGTCTTAGGACTAGGGGCCGGAGCTTTTAGATTTGACCCGGTCGCGCGGTTGTATTTCTCACGACCTTTAGCCGTTAGGCCTGCACCTTTGCTGACCGGCAATTTCTCGCCTCGGCCAACACTTAGCGACACGCTTTTCTTAGCGGTCACTTTGGTTTCTTTGGTGCCGAATACGGCATCGGCTTCTTCTTAGTATCTTTCGGGCTAGGCTTAACTGCGGCTTTTTTCATGTGCATATCACACCAATTTAATTAAGAGGGACAGACTTTCACCCTTCTGCGCGTTATCGCGCTCGAACATACCAAGGTGTTTCATTAGGTCTCCGCGCGCGGCAGACTTAGACGCCCACTTGTAGCGAACAATATTCCCATCAACCTCAACACCCGCCAACGCCATGCGCGTGTCGGGGCTCAGTTCGTGAATGCTTTTTGCCGTGCCGTCCGTATTGAACAAACACGCCGGATCAAACGTCATCTCGCGGTAGATATTTGCCGCCGCTAACTCAACCGTCAGATCGTACTTTCGTGCGGCCTTGGACGCGAGTTCCGCAATCAGGGCCTGTACCTTTGGCTTTCTGAGTATATCCGTCGCGTTGGCCTGCACATACCCCGCAGTCGCCGCAGCCGCAAGGCTGTTACCACCATTCGCCACATAAGCCGCCGCGAAGCGAGCTTGTTTAGGCGGCATACCCGGCATCAAATTGACTCTGTTCTGACTCACCAACCGGATTCTGCTTAACGATGTCCATAACAGCTTTCATGGCTTGGCCAAGGCTGTCGTAGCTCATCGCTTCTTCGCCCGGGCCTTCTTCGGCCTCTGCCCGCAACTCTTCCTTGGAGACCGCAAAACTACCGTCGGCCTTCACGATGATTTCAATGACATAGCCTTCGGCCATCTCAGTCTCATCCATCATTGCGGCGTCATCAGTCATCGCGGCGTCATCGGCCATCGCGGGATCGGCCATCATTGCGGGGGCGGCAGGCATCGGCATACGGGCCATGATAGCTCCTTTTTGATACTGGCCGGAATTATTGGAAAAAAAAATTAGAAAGTCAAGTACGGAAGACTTATCGGCATTTCTGCCATTGGCAGATTTGGCAGAAAAAAAAAAAAAATTTTGATATTTGTGTGGGGGGGAAAAGCATGGGGTGCTCGCTGCGCGGGCCGGGGCGAAGCGGGGTCGTGGGGGGGGCCCCGCACCTTTCGGGCCGCCTGCCGCCGCCTACCGTTTCCCGCCGGGCGCAGCAGCAGGGCGCAGGGCGCAGGGCGCAGGGCGCAGGGCGCAGGGCGCAGGGCGCAGGGCGCAGGCAGCCGGGCAGCAGCAGCCGGGCAGCAGGCAGCAGGCAGCAGGCAGCAGCAGCAGCAGCCGGGCAGGGCAGGCAGCAGGCAGCAGCAGGGCAGCAGGGCAGCAGCAGGGCGCAGGGCAGCAGGCAGCAGGCAGCAGCCGGGCAGGGCAGGCAGCAGGCAGCAGGCAGCAGGCAGCAGGCAGCAGGGCAGCAGCAGGGCGCAGGGCGCAGGGCGCAGCAGCAGGGCGCAGGGCGCAGGGTGCAGGGCGCAGGCATAAAAAAGGGCCCCGGTTTTCACCGGGGCCCGAGTAGACAGGGGGAACCTTAAAACGCTAGCAGCGCTGCATACAGCAGGCACGCAAACCCGAGCGCCGCGAGCAGGTCGAGCGCGGCCATCACGCGGCCAACAAGAGCTGGTGGGCCTGTGCCTTCATCGCAGCGCCCGAACCGAATTGCGAGGACAAGAACCGGGCCTCCATCGGCGAGGCACCGCCGCGCGTCGAACGCTCGTGATCGACGTAGCGTGTAACAGCGTTAAGAACAGTCCAAGCCGTGCCGGGTTGCGTGCCTTCCGCAACGGTCTCTTGATAGCTGTTAACCAAGGCTAAAAACACGTTCATTTTTTTGCTGCTGATATCCTCGGAAACCGCGTCAAACGGAATGTTCAGCAGTTGCTTGAACACGTCCGACACGGCGCGCTGTGTCATATCGTGGGCCGCCATGGCGGACGCCATTGCGCTGTAACCCTCGACGCTCTCCGCCAGTCCCGCCAGCTCACGACCAACGGCGGCCGCGTCGAACACGCTGCTATGGCGGGTCTTAATCGCGGCGCGCTTATCATTGAGCGCGACGTTTAACGTGTTATTGCAAACAACCCTGGTCATGGTCATTTGATTGATAGTCGAGGCCGACCCGTCAAAACTGGTGGTCATAAGCAGGCGCGCCCGGTGATCTTCACCGAGCACCGACAAATCACCGTTAAATTTCGCGGTCACGGCGATAAGCGCGCCGCCCTTCAGCGACATCGCGGTATCAAGCTCAAACCGATCATCGACGCTGATATAGCGCTGAAACCAGTCGAGAACCTCGAGCGGCTGGCAGATGCGGTATCCCTTGGTCTCATCCTCGCCCGACACGTAGCCCAGCGGGGCTGCGGTGTCGCTGCGAACGATGAAAGAGCGGTCTTTCATTGTGACCGGGCCGCGACCGAGGCTAGAGCAATCCGCAATCGCGGGAACCTTGACGGCCGCCCAGTTAAGGCCCGCTTCTTGAGCCCATGCGTCGAGCGACATGCCAGAAGTCATCTCGGATCCGAGGTGGTGCCACACGTCTGCGCGGCTGCCGAGGTATGCGATTTTTTCGATGTTATGGGCCATTTTGTTGACTTTCCTATGTGTTTACCGGCAGCGAATTGCGGCGCGGTGGTGATGTTATAAAAAACCTTACGTTATCTTGCAAGGATAAAAAAGGGTCCGTTATCTTTTTTATTGGCACGGTATCTGGGTATGCGCGCCCTGGTAACGGTCGCCGGGCGGCCGGTGCCGGTGCCGGTGCCGGTGCCGGTGCCGGTCGCATGGCCGGACCAATACGAAATCCGTATTGGTCCGGCCATGCGACCGGGCGGCCGGTGCCGGTCGCCGGGCGGCCGGTCGCCGGTCGCCGGTCGCCGGGCGCGCGAAGCACCCGCAGATCGGGGTGCTTCGCGCACCTTCGCCGGGCGGCGAAGCACCCGCAGATCGGGGTGCTTCGCGCCCCTTCGCCGGTCGGCCAAGCGGCCGGGCGGCCGGTCGGCCGGTCGCCGGTCGGCCCTGCCCAAGGCCGACGGAGCCCAAGGCCGACCGAGCCCAAGGCCGACCAACGCCAAGCCCAAGGCCGACCAACGCCAAGCCCAAGGCCGACCCCCCACACAGCCAAGCCCAAGGCCGACGGAACCCAAAGCCGAAGACTTTTTTATTTTGCTTCTTGTCCCTCTACTTCAGCCCTAAATCACCCCGCCCAAATGCACCTCCAATGAAGCGGCTGAAAGATTTCAGGGTCCTCTCAAATCGCTCAATGACCCAGAAAGCTTCAGTTTTGAATTTACACTATCTATATTTATTCCTAAATTAACTCATAAGAATGACTATTTGACCTAGACACCCCACAACCCTTTGGTTCTACGGCATTTTTTCATGGCCATTCACACCCAATTTAATGACCTATCCATGACCTATCTATGACCCAGAAACCCTCGTTCCGGGCGCTTGTACGTCATTTTATCTACAAATTGCATTCCGTACCCCTTGTGATAAGATTACTTACAACCTTCGGAGAATGACCCATGGACGCCAACACCAAAGCGCGCGCCGCATACGCCAAGCGCGGCGCTGAATATCGCGCCGCTTTCGCGACCCGCGCCGCAGCCGACGCTCGCGCCGCAGCCGACGCCGCGCCCGCAGCCTACGCAGCCGACACGGCCGCCGCAGCGGCCGTTGACGCGGCCTACATCGCCGGGGTCAAAGCCCGCGCGGCGGCCGACACAGCCGCCGCAGCGGCAGCCGACGCTCGCGCCGCAGCCGACACTCGCGCAGCCGCCGCGTACCACGCACTGGCGGACGCCCGCGCCGCCGCAGATAATATTTTCAAAGCCGACGCGCGCAGAGCTGGCAACCGGGCCGCCGACAAAGCTCGCGCGGCGTCGTACCAAGACCTGTCTATTCCAGCCGAGCTGCGCGACGCAACCGCGCGAGACGCTGCCGCAGCCGCGCGCACCAAGGCCCACGCCGATGCAGCAGCCGCGCGCGTCGCAGCCGACGCCGCCGCCAAGGTCGCCGCCGAAGAGGCCGCACGCGACAAGGCCCGCGCGGCCGCGACCGCCGCCTGTGCGGCGTATGCGCGGCAGCTATGAAGGGCATCCGAAAAGCCCGCGAGATACTGCAAGCCATTTACGCGGCGGAACTCAAAGCGGCTGAAGATGCCGAATATGCTGTTGACGAAGCCGAACGCGCCGCCAAAAAAGCCGCCGCCAAAGCCGCCGCCAAAGCAGCCGAGGACGCAGCCTTCGAAGCCGACCTCGCCGAGGCGCGCGAAGCGGCCTACGCAGCGCACATGGCCACGCTCTTTCGGAAGCTGTAAACAAATCCCTTGCACTAGCCATCTGCGGCCGTTAAGTGTATGTCATTCGTTTACAGCAAGGAGCACCACACAATGACCCACACTTCCGGACCATGGAATTTTAGAGGCATGACACGCGCTATTGTATCTGCGCCGAATAAAGACGGTTGCTACTCGACCATTGGACATATCAGCGAGAGCCTAATGATTGGTGAGCAGGAGCATTTTGCAAACGCTGCGCTGATTGCAGCCGCTCCGGCGCTATTGGCGGCCGCTCGGCAGGCCCTGGACTACTTGGAGACCCTGCCCTACCAGCCGTCGATCCACCCCTCCACGAAAGCCCAGGACGCGCTTCACGACGCCATCGTCGCGGCGCAGGGGTTTCCGGTATGAAATGCACTCACAGTTTCGACGGCGACAACGACGTCGAGTTGGAGATCACCTACAAATACACCCCCGGCCAGCCGGAGCGGGGGCCGACGTACTCCTGCGCTGGTGAGCCCGCCGTAGAGCCTGAAATCGAAATCCTGACGCTGACGGTTGACGGCCGCCCAGCGACGGGAGATGAGTTAGATGAGGCGATTTGCTGCGAACGCCTCTGGCACAAGATGCGCGAGGACTTTGAAAGATGATAAACCGTTGCGAGACCTGCGGAGGGTCTTGGTATCAAGACCAGCCCGAGAAGCACATGATGACTTGCACTGCTGCTGCTGCGAGTGCGCTAGACCGGCTGGAGGAAGCTGCGACACACCCAGGCTCGTATGTTAGCGGCCCAGACCTCGTGCTAGTGCTGGAGGTGGTTGGGGCGGCTGAAAACGCCGTGGGCAATGTTGAAGACCACCAAGAACGGCGCGACCTCCGCCAAGCCCTAGAAGCACTGACGAAAGAGACGGTGGAGAAAGAGGAAATCGCCGTGACGAAATGGACGGCTGAGGATGTGGACGGGAAATACCATGCGCCGCCGACCGCCCCTCTCCCGCCGGATATTGCGGAGATCGAGAGGCGGCATGAGGCTTGCCGCGTTGCCATTCTATCGCAGCGCCCGCCTATCAATGCTACGATAGTGCTAGGTCTGGCTGTAG